TAAGTTCTAGTTAGTTTCATAGGATTCTCCTGTTGAATATAAGTTAATGATAGTAGTTGATAGTGCCTGCTCCTGAATTAACGATTTAATATTACTGTAGTAATGTGTTACGAGTCTGACACTAACAAATACACACACCTACCTGCTCCGTCGAGTAGCGTATGCTACCGACGGTTCTTCCTAAGCGGATGGCTATCGAGTGGACTATAGGAGTCCGCGAGGTAGACACCAAGTAGTAAACAGAGCGTAGCGTAGAAAAAACCAAAACAAGGTTCCAATGACTGAAACTAGAAAGTGTCAACGGAAAACGAATCGGGGTCGGAGTAGGGTCTGTGATGATAGAGGAGAAGATGTATGAGCGATATATTTCACATTTTTTCAAAAAAATTTTTTCAACAAAAAATTTACAACTTATACCCCAATGTGTTACTTTGGACACATGAGCTTACTAACTTCTCAAGCAGTTGAGGTTACCGACGAAGACAGAATTGAACTTCAGTCTCATTTTCCCTACGCCGGGGTAAAATTATCCGAGCTTTCGGTCCAAGAAGAAAGAGTCATTTTGTATTTTTTACGGGGTATGAGTAAAGCGGCCGCGGGACGTGCAGCGGGGTACAAGAACCAGGATTCAGTGTACGAAGTTTTTAAAAAACCAAAGGTGCAACAAGCTGTTCAATATCTAAGAGAAGAGATGCGAGAAGAAGTTAAGTTTGATCGTAACACCGCGACCCAAATGTATTTAGAAGCCCACAGAAAATCCGCGACTTCTACCGAAGAAAAAAATGTTGTCGATTCTCTATGCAAGCTCCACGGTCTATTTGCACCCGAACAAGCAACCCAAGTTAATATAAACGTCGATAAATTAGAAAGATTAGAAAGGCTACCAGATTCCGAGCTGCTAAAGTTAGCTGGGGTAGATACACAATATTTAGAACCAAAAGGAGAATAATATGACTAGTAAACAAGAGATGGCTACCAGAGCCCGAAAGAAAAAACGTAAACTAACTTCTGCTCAAAAAACTTTGCCTAAGTTTTTGCAGGATAAAATAGCTAAGGCGAAAAAGAAAAAAGGAAAAAAATAATGCATTGTATAAACGCACCAGTGAAAAAAATGAAAATGAAAAAGAAAAAGTCTAAAGGACATACTAAGAAAACCTATAAAGGAGGGAAGAAGTAATGGCTAGACGAGGACTATACGCAAACATACACGCTAAAAGAAAAAGAATTAAAAAAGGTTCTGGAGAGACTATGCGAAAAAAAGGTGCTAAAGGAGCGCCTACAAATAAAGCTTTTAAAAAATCCGCGAAGACCGCAAAAAAAATAAAAAAGAAATAATGCCAAGAAAAAGAGATAATATGCCCAAAAGGAACAAAAAAAACTTTAGGGCAACTAAAAAAGGCGCTGGGATGACCAAAGCGGGCATAAAAGCCTACAGAAGGAAGAACCCAGGGTCAAAACTTAAAGGAGCAGTTACAGGAAAAGTTAAAAAAGGATCAAAAGCAGCTAAAAGACGTAAATCTTACTGCGCAAGAAGCGCAGGACAGATGAAAAAATTCCCAAAAGCAGCTAAAAACCCAAATTCTAGGCTAAGGCAAGCCAGAAAACGTTGGAAATGTTAACAAAAGGAGTAAAATATGGGATACGCAGGTATGTACAAAAAATCAGCACCAAAAAAAGCTAAAAAAAAGACTACAAAGAAGAAAAAAGTCAAAAAACCTTATAAATACTAAGTGTGACAGACCTTCAGAAGCTAGAATGCTACAAGTGTAAGAAACTTTTAGCAGAAAACCTCGTATTACCCAAAGGGTTATGCGTATATTGTGCCGCCGATGAAGCGGACCAGCTTCCACAACCTCAAAAACAGCCAAAAACGAGCAAAAGAGAAGAAAATGCTCAAATAAAGGCGGAAAAAGAGCTCGCAATGCGTATTTTAGCAAGAAAACGCATGCTGCCCTTTGTAGAAAAGTTTAACCCCGATTACCAAGCAGGCTGGGTCCATAAAGATGTCTGCAGAAGGCTAGAAAAATTTAGCCAAGATGTAGCTGAGAAAAAATCTCCTCGATTAATGCTTTTTATGCCCCCTAGGCACGGAAAGTCAACCTTAGCTAGTATCGCCTTTCCTGCTTGGCATCTCGGACGTAACCCAGGACACGAATTCATTAGTTGTTCGTATTCTGGATCTTTGGCCATGAGCTTTTCTAGAAAAGTCCGTTCTGTACTAAGAGAACCTAATTACAAAAACGTATTTGAAAGCACAAAACTCGATAAAGACTCTCAATCTGTAGAATCCTGGCAAACAACCGAAGGCGGTGGTTATGTAGCCGCGGGTGTTGGCGGTGGTATCACAGGTAAGGGTGCGCACGTATTGTTGATCGACGATCCGGTAAAAAACCGAGAAGATGCAGAGTCTGAGAACAATAGAGAAGCAACTTGGGATTGGTATACTTCTACCGCTTATACACGTTTGTCTCCAGGTGGCGGAATACTAGTTATTCTTACGCGTTGGCACGATGATGACTTGGCTGGTAAGTTGTTGACTGCAGAAGAAGATGGAGCAGATGCCTGGGAGGTAGTCAAATACCCAGCGATAGCAGAAGAAGACGAAGAGTTTAGATCTCACGGCGAACCCCTGCACCCCGAACGTTATAATTTAGAATCTTTAGAAATGATACAAAAAGCTATTGGGCCTAGAGACTGGACCGCTTTGTACCAACAGAATCCAGTATCAGATGAAGGCGATTACTTTACCCGAGATATGATTAGGTATTTTGAACCAGATGAAGTCGAGTATGATAAGATGCGATATTATTGTGCGTGGGACTTGGCGATTGGGCAAAGAGATAGAAACGATTTTTCTGTTGGTTTAGTTGTTGGAATAGATGAGTACGATAATATGTTCGTAGTTGACCTTGTTCGGGGCAAATACGATGGCTATGAACTAGTAGAAAAAATATTGGATTTGTATGAACAATGGAGACCTGGTATTGTTGGTATTGAGAGAGGCCATATCGAGATGGCTATCGGGCCGTTTTTAGAAAAACGTGTAGCAGAACGTAGACTACACTCCGCATATTTTAAGGATTTAAAAGTAGGGCGACGTGATAAAGAAGCAAGAGCAAGAGCTATTCAAGGTAGAATGCAGCAAGGTAAAGTTTACTTTCCTTCCGATTCTGTCTGGACGGGAACAATGGTTGCTGAACTTTTGCGTTTTCCTAACGGCGTGCATGATGATCAGGTCGACGCTTTGGCTTGGGTTGGTTTAATGATTATGGAATACGCTACTTTTTATGAAGCACCAGAACATGTACCTTCTTGGCGAGATAGGTTAGAATTAATAGCGAAGGGTTCGAAAAAGAAATCAGCGATGAGTGCATAAATGGCGTATACAACTAAAAAACCAAAAAAGAAGCTAAGTAAAGGGGAAGAACTTACCCTAGCAAAAACTCAGTTTAATGCTTATGTACGTGCTAGAGATCATGGCCACGAAGACTATATTCACATGGCAAAAAAATGCGATGCTTATTATCGTGGCGAACAGTGGGACGAGTTTGATATGCAACAGCTTGATGACCAAGGACGACCTGCTCTAACTATAAATACTATACTCCCAACTGTTAATGCTGTTCTAGCAGAACAAAGTACAAAAAAAGCAGACATACAATTTAAACCTAGAGGTGGGGGCAACCAAGAAATTGCAGACGTTCTTACTAAAGTGTACGCGCAAATAGCTGACAACAATAAATTAGATTGGATAGAAGCTCAAATATTTTCCGACGGTCTTATTCAAGACAGAGGGTATTTTGATGTTCGTGTGGATTTTGATGACCATGTAAATGGTGAAATTCGAATTGAGGCAAAAGACCCATTAGATATTCTTATTGACCCAGATGCAAAACATTACGACCCAAGAACATGGAATGAAATTTTTGAAACCAAATGGATGAGCATAGATGAAATAGAAGAAACCTATGGTCAAAGTAAAGCAGATAAATTAAGAATGCTTGCAGAAACGGGTACAACTTTAGGTGCCGACTCTATGGAGTTCGAAGAGTCTAGGTACGGAGACACAGATGAATATAACTACGGACAACAATACCCAGGGGATCCAGAGAATGCACGAATGCTCAGATCTATTAGAGTTATAGAAAGACAGTATTACAAACTAGATGATTGTATGTACTATGTTGACCCTGTAACTGGGGACAAAAGAAAGATACCAAACGCTTGGGGCAAAAAGAAAAGAGAACAGTTTGCTGATGATTATGGTCTAGATATTATTTCTAAAAAAATGCGACGAGTCCGTTGGACAGTGACCGCAGATACTGTAGTACTCTTTGATGATTATTCTCCGTATGACCATTTTACAATCGTGCCATATTTCCCATACTTTCGTAGAGGCAAACCGTTTGGGATGGTAAGAAATTTATTGTCACCACAAGAACAACTAAACAAGATAACTTCACAAGAACTGCACATTGTGAATACAACTGCAAACAGCGGTTGGATTGTAGAATCTGGATCTTTGTCTGGTATGACAGCTGATGACCTTGAAGAACATGGAGCCGAAACAGGGCTAGTATTAGAATTTAACCGTGGCTCTACTCCTCCTGGTAAAATTCCACCAAACCAAATACCTACAGGTTTAGATAGGCTCGGACAAAAAGCAGCTAGAAATATAAAAGAAATAAGTGGTATTACAGATGCTATGCTTGGTTTAGATAGTCCAGAAGTTTCTGGTGTTGCAATTAAAGCAAAACAAGGTAGAGGATCTTTATTGCTACAAGTACCGTTAGATAATTTAGCTAAAACCAGACAGTATTTAGCAGAAAAAGTTTTACAGATGGTTCAAACTTACTATACAGAAGAACGTATAATTCAAATCACCGATGAATCAGATCCTTATAAACCAAGACAAAAATTAAAAGTAAATCAAATGACTCCAGAGGGTATGGTCATAAACGATTTAACCATCGGAGAGTATGACGTTGTTGTAGGTACTGCTCCAGCTAGAGACAATTTTGATGAAATGCAATTTGCTGAAGCCATAGAATTAAGAAGTGTAGGAGTACCAATACCAAATGATATGATAGTAGAGTACTCGCATTTATCACGTAAAGCAGATATAGCAGAAAGAATCAGACAAATGGAAGGAACTGCTCCTCCCTCTGAACAACAAATACAGTTGCAACAATTCCAAATGGAATCACAAATTAGAAGTACACAACTTGAGATTGCTAAACTAGAAGCAGAAGTAACTAATTTACAAACTTCAGCAGAGTTAAATATGGCAAAAGCTCAAAATGAACAAAACAACCCACAGTTGAAGGTTGCTGAGTTACAGAGTAAGATACAGACCAAACGTGAAGAATTAGGATTACGCGAAAAATTATCTGAATTAACAAATCAGATGCGTAAAGACCAAAGCGATACTGCCGCAGCAGCTAAAATGGCCGCTGCAGCCATGAAAACCACAGGAGGTAATTAATTATGGCAAAAAAAGAT